GCTGACACAGTAGCATCACAAGGAGTGTAACAATGGAATTGTTAGTATCAATTGAAACATCTTACGGTACACGTCGAGTGTACCCTAAGTGTAGCACATCACGAACACTTGCTGAGATTGCAGGTACAACTACGTTGACTGATCGTGATATAAGTTTAATCAAACAACTAGGCTACACATTTCGTGTAGTAACTGAGGAACTATGATATGAAAGTATACAATTCAACGAATAACATTTATGTTAGATACATGGGTAGAGAAATATCTATTGCCCAACACGTAGTAAATGGACGTACAGCAGTACAGGAAGTGGGTATACTACCTGCTGGTGTAGATATGCACATCGTAAGATATGATGCTGTACTGCCTAGTCTGATAGCTGCTTTGCAGGAGATACAAGATGAAATTGAAAAAGACATATGGGGTGATCAATCCCGTAGCGAGGGCAATGCTGCAAGAGCGCAAGTCACCGCAAGTAGTGCCGCCCAAGAAGGGCAATAAACGTAAACCTAGTAAAAAGGAACAGCAAAATGAAATGCGAGATGCAAAACTTTATTAAGTTTTCTAAGTCAAAAGCGTCCGATGTCGGACAGTTGAAATCTAAACGTGACGATTGGAAACGTGAACGTAAGATCGCACGTAAGAACAAGACCCTTAACCGTAAACTAGTAGCTTAATATAAGGAGAATACCCCATGACAAATTCAGCATATGCACCTAAAGTTCAAAGCAAATACCCAGAATTGTATGCAGAGCATACGTTTCACATGAACAAGGCAAAAGCATTTACTTACAATTACGTTGTAATTGATGAAGTATTGTTGGAATGTTGGAATGACATGACCACTGCTGAAATTGCACAGGCTACTCGTGAGCCTATCAATCGTATAACATATCGCACACAAGTGTTAAAGAAACTAGGTGTCATTAAAACAAAGCACACTGGTAAAACCAAGCTGTTAAAAGAGCAGCGTAAGTTGCGTGTTGAAATGCGCAAAGTGGAGAAACAATTGCGTGAGATTAATGCAGCATAAAAAACGGTGGATCGTGTATGATGATGACGGTAAAGTTGTCATCATATCACACAACAAAAAGATTTGCCTAAAATATGTAAAGGAGTTAGGCTATGAGAGTAGAAGTATATTTCAACCTACATAAATACACATGGTCTGTTCGTTCAGCTAAGACGGGCAGAGTAATCTTGCACACTGACAAGGTACACATAAACAATCCTACGTTTGTAGTGCGTAAGGCAGGTCGTGAACGTGTACTGCGTGAGGGCAAGAAGAATGTTCATGCGTTTGTACGTGGTGATATAACTGTGTTTGATGACTTTGATCCCGATTATCTGGACTATACACTTGTAGCATACAATCCGTATAAGTATGACACGTTTGTAGATGTTATTGACACAAGACCTGTCCGTACCGCTAAACGTGCAGTCTTACAATTACAACCAAGTATGGTGGTTGGTGATCATCACAGAAACAGACCATACCTATATGCAGAAGGAGCACGTTCATGAAAGTAATGGGTTACGATGTAACCGTTGAAGTAGATGGGGTTGAAAGTGTTGTTCAGTTGGATGACACTTACCCAGCAGTAAACGATTGGAAAAGCGCAACCGAATTTGCTATGGCACTTGCCGATCACATACATCCAGACGCTATCGACATCAGCTTTGTTGAGTGCTCTGAGTTTGAATTAGAAGAATACAAATCTTATGGTTACATACACGAAGCACCTATGATACTACAGTGATGTATATACTTCATATATCTATGTCATCGTACATTATAATGTTGTTTATAGTCGGCCTGTTTATGGTCGATCCATTTACGACATGGATAATTGTAATGGAAGTGTGGGTAAGCATACTGCTAATCCGAAAATTGAAAGGAGCAATACAGAATGGAAGCTAAAATAAAATTAACCAAGACGATGCTAGACAAGAGCATTATAGATGCCAACACAACTGTGCGTAATTTTCTGGAGCACGACTTTGGTATGGACTATGACGATAAGTTTTTTACAAACGAGTGGTACGACTTAGATGCAGAACGTACTATGCGTAATGCATTCTTTGTGGTCGGTGAATATGCCGATGGTACAGAGGCTAACGTAAAGTTTTATCGTAGCGCCAAGCGTGGTGACAAACGCATCAGCATCCAGAAGCTGAAGCAATATGCAGAAGCAGGTGACGAAGTGATCCTGACTTCAGATGCGGAGAGTTTACATGATGGTATCCGAATACAAATCAACATCGTGCGACAAGCCGATGCCGCAGTATGATGACCCGTGCGATGATTGGTCCGATAGGCCGATACCTAGGCCGAGTTCTGATAGCCCTAAGTGTACTCATTAACGTGCTACTTGGTGGTAGCAATAACCAAACATTCAGTGCCAGAAATTGGCAATGGAAAAAAGATAAACTACCCCATATTGTGTGGTTCATTGATCTGTTCTTTGGCAAAGAACATTGCTGCACATGTTGGGTCTACTGGAAAACTAGAAAGGATTGGTAATGAACAGATTTCTTATCAACTATTCACCTGAGTTGTGTGCTCGTGATTTGTGTGACAAACATGTGGTCAAGATGCCACTGGAAGAAGCACAAATGCTATGCACCACAGTCAGGTTACATGCACCTGAGTACGCAGAGGAAGCAGGACTGTACCGTGCCGTACACCAGAAGCATCCATGCACTATCTGGGCAGGACAAACTCGTGCTAACTATCTGTATTCATTGGACATGTTTCGTGAGATGTGTCGTGAATATACACACAGATACAGCAAGGTACATGCCTCATGGCGTTTGTACGATGCACTTGTAGACGCTGCACAGTATGTGCCTGATGGTGGTATCACACCACACCCTGAGTGTTTCAGTGAACACACTGACCTGAAGTCAGGTAGACCGTGGCCTATCCAAAGCTATCGTAAGTTCTACCAGACGAAGCAACACAGGTTTAAAATGGTGTGGACTAAACGTGATGTGCCTGATTGGTTTGAGTATCGTAATTGGGAGATAGCGTATGCCTAAGTGTGAGAACTGTGGTGATGAAGAAGAAGTTCTGTACTACACAGAATGGAATGGGTACGAGTGCGGTGATCTATGCCAAGTGTGCTCAGATATGTTTCTAGACATGGAGGATGAAGATGATGCTTAATTCAATGCTTATATGTTTAGCACTTAACGTATATCATGAAGCCCGTAGTGACGAGATAACGGGGCAATATGCTGTAGCCCATGTCGTGATGAACCGTGTACAATCTGACAGGTTTCCGAATGATACATGCGCTGTAATCCACCAAGGGTATGAGAAGGGTAGGCACAAGTGCCAGTTCAGTTGGTACTGTGACGGTAAGTCAGATACACCACGTGACCCAGAGGCATGGGCATGGGCTGTATTGGTAGCGTATGATGTACTGCAAAGCCGTGTGCCTGATCCTACCTACGGTGCTACACACTATCATGCCACCTATGTAAAGCCCTATTGGGCTGATCATTATAAAAAAACTGTGACAATAGAGTCACACATCTTCTATAAATAGCTTATCGTTACTAGTATAGGGGGTTGTGGGTCCTATACAACTAGTGTACAGTTGCCACACTAACAACTTAACCGTCCGATGTCGGACACTTTAACAAGGAGAAAAAACATATGCCTTTTGATATTCCAACACACTTAGACTTTGACGTAGAGTTTGAGGATACTAAAGTATCTGACAAGAAGTACGTCATCAACGGTAACACAGGTGAGTACCTAGGTATCGTAGGTAATGGGTTCACATGTGCATCACATGGAGACTTCTACCGTGGTGTCATGGACACATTGACTGAGAACCTAGAGCCATCTGACACAATGAACGCCAAGTACAAGTGGCGTACTGCACGTAATGGTGCATGGACTATGCTAGACATCACACTGCCTGACATGCAGGTGGAGATCAGCACAGACAAGCATTCAACTACGATAGGTAATCGTATTATATCCTTGCATGGTATTGATGGTTCATGCAGCAACCAAGTGTTCTTTGGTCAGATTGATTTCTTCTGCACCAATGGTATGATCCGTGGGGAGTACGATAAAGTTCGTAAGAAGAACACTGCCAACTTCAGCTTGGAAAGTTTCATCTATGAACTGAACCGTTCACGCCGTGACTTCTATGAAGAGACTGCTAAGATGCAGGTGTGGGCTGAGACTGACCTGAAGTATGTCAACGTGCAGTCATTGCTTGAAGACATGATCTCTTCCCGCCGTAAGGCTGAGAAGATGTACCAGTTGTATTGCCATGAGGCATCACAACGTGGGCATAACAAGTGGGCATTGTACTCTGCGTTCACAAACTACGCATCGTATGCAGACGAGCGTAACGGATTTAACCTACGTAACACAGGTCACGACACACAGGCAATCAGCATGTTTACTCGTGAGCAAGAGGTATCCAAGTGGGTATCTGATGATCGGTTCACTCAATTGGAGGCAGCATAATGAATGGAGCATGGACAAAAGAAAAGTTTCTTGAGCATCACGCAAAGAACCCAGAGGTGTACGATAGGTTTGAAAAGTATGCCTTACAGGTAGCACAACACAGAGAATACTTCTCTGCTAAGGCTATCTTTCACCGTATGCGTTGGGATACAGCAGTGAGAGAAACTGACAGTGACTTTAAGATTAGTGATGGTTGGATTAGTCACTATGCAAGATTGTTTATGGAGTATAACCCTGAGTATGATGGGTTCTTTAGAACTGTAGTACGGGAGAACAGCTATCACGATGCGTAATTTACCACGATATGTACAACAACGAGTGTCACCTTCGGGTGACATCTCATACCGTTTCAATCCACCACAGACGCTTGTAGATGCAGGTGTTGTAGAGCGTGACGAGTTGGGCAGTGATCCAGTACAGGCACGTAAACTTGCAAAGGAGTTTAATAAAACGATTGATGACTATCGTGAAGAACAAGCTAGAGTTGTAGGCTTGAAGCCTAGCAGCAGGGTTACTGATCTTATTAACTTTTACTACCAATCTAATGATTTCAATATGTTACGGGATACAACTAAGGTAGATTACAGGTACTTCCTCACCATACTACACCAGACAATTGGGTGTCGTAAGTACAAAGATGTTACATCTAAAGTTGCAAAGCAAGCATATGAAGAGTGGGTCACACGTGGCATCAGCTTCGCTAATCATGCGGCAACGTGTGCTAGTAGGGTGTACAATTACGCCATACAAATGGAACATGCGGAACAGAACCCATTTGCAAAGATCAAACGCAAGTCTATGCAGCAGCGTAAAGTTGTGTGGACACATGGAGAAATAAACAAGTTTCTTGATGTAGCATACAGCGACTTTGACTTTCGTAATGTAGGATTGATTGTACACATGGCATACGAGTGGTGCCAACGTCTGGGTGACATGCGTATGCTGAAGTGGGAGAACCTAGACTTGGATAAGCAACAGCTTACACTGGAGCAGAGCAAGCGTAGGGCTGATGTGTTCCTACCTATATCAGATAACCTGACTGCTATGCTGAAAGAACAGAAAGCTGACTTTGGTTTTCAGGAATGGGTAGTGCCACACCCTGTGCCGAATAAAGGTATGTACAAACCGTATGCAATGGAGAGACTATCTAAAGTTGGACGTAGGATCATGCGGTTAGCAAAACTATCTGAAGAGCTACGTCTAATGGACATTCGTAGAACAGGGGTAACACAAATGGTAGACAAGGGTGTTCCTTTGCCGCAAATAATGGCAGTGACAGGACACACACACGTGTCTTCTGTGAAACCATACATGAAACATACCTTCGATAGTGCAAATAGTGCATTGACACAGAGAGATGTACGTGTACAATCGACTGTAAGAAGCAACACAGAAAGTGATACACATGAATGTAATTAATTTTATAAATGATATAACACTTGTTAATGGTGAAACTAAACGTACACATTGTCCCGCATGTGGTGGGCGCAATACGTTTACAGTTACCAACAACATGGGTTCTATCGTATGGAATTGTTACAAGGCAGGGTGTAGTGTGTCTGGTGGTAAGCGCACTCACCTTACCGCCGAGGATATTCGTAAGTCACTTGGCAGTGTTGCAGAAGAGACACACGCTGTAACATTCGACAAGCCTGACTTTCTTGTGCAAGATCACTTTAAGATTGCTGACTTCTGTAAGCAGTGGGGTATTGACCCCAAGGTATTGGGGCTATTGTATGACGTGAAAGAAGATCGTGTGGTGTTCCCTATTGTACACGCCAATGTAATGCGTGATGCAACGGGTAGATCGTTATCAAGGCGTTTACCTAAGTGGAAAAGATATGGAAATTGCAGCTTGCCATACGCCTTCGGACGTGGTAAAACTGCTGTAGTTGTTGAGGACTGCATTAGTGCCGCCGTGATAGGTGCAACAGAGATGGGGTCTGGATGCTCAGATGATGATGGATTTGTCGGGGTCGCAGTGTTGGGTACATCATTATCAGAGGGACACAGGCAGTACTTATCGCAGTTCTCAACAGCAATTATTGCGCTTGATCCTGACGCACTACCTAAGACACTGCAAATCGCAAAAGAATTACGTGGTCATGTACCGAATGTAAAAGTACTACGACTGCATGACGATCTAAAGTATCGTAACCCTACCGACTTTGAAAACTTAACAACACTAGGAGACACATAATGGAATTATCACTTGTACGTAGTCTGATGGACAAAGAGTTCTACGACGATCATCGTGGAGCACGTTGCCCTGACAGACTGTTCAGCAAGGATGTTCGTAAGATCAAACAATCTATCGACATGGCTATGGATCGCTACGAACGCAGCGTTACGCCTGATGAGATAGAGGCACTGTTCATGGCGAACAATCCTACACTTACGACTGCACAGAAACAGGCGTATAGCCATCTGTTTCGTAGCATTAAAAAGGAATCGCCAATGGGTGGTGACGTAGCGCAAGAGGTGCTATCTAAACTATTCCAACAGGTGGTAGGAGAAGATATTGCTAACCTTGGCTTTGATTATGTTAACGGTAGCAAAGGTACGCTTGAACCATTGCGTATGTTACTTGAGCAATACGGTGACGACTTCACACCTAACTTGAAGGTAGAATGGGAAGACATAAGTCTTGATACTATTCTATCTATGACAGACCTTGAGTCACAATGGACGTTCAACATACCTACTCTTGTACGTAAGGTAGAGGGTGTCAATGCAGGTCACCTAATTGAAGTAGGCGCACGTCCTAACACAGGCAAGACATCGTTCCATGCGTCATTGGTAGCAGGACCAAACGGCTTTGCATGGCAGGGTGCTAAGTGCATTGTCTTATGTAATGAAGAAGGCTACCACCGTGTGGCACATCGTTATATCACGGCAGCTACTGGCATGGACAAGTTTGAAATTGCCAAGAACAAACAACAGGCAATGCAAATCTTTGATCGTATTCGGGACAAGGTTATGTTCAAGGATGCAACAGGCCGTGACATGGCATGGGTCGAGTCGGTGTGTAAATCTTACAAACCTGACATTGTTATCTTAGACATGGGCGATAAGTTTGCCCGTACTGCAGGGTATGCACGTCCCGACGAAGCGTTGAAAGCTAACGCTATCTATGCCCGTCAGATTGCCAAGCAACAGAACTGCGCTATCTTCTACATGTCGCAACTATCAGCAGATGCAGAGGGCAAGGTGGTACTCAACCAAGCAATGATGGAAGGATCACGTACAGGTAAAGCAGCAGAAGCTGACCTGATGATAATGATCTCTAAGAATCCTACCGTCGAAGGGCAGGATGAAGAGGACAATCAACGTCATATCAACATCGTTAAAAACAAATTGTCTGGTTGGCATGGTATTGTGCACACTGATCTTGAGTACAAGATTGCGAGGTATGTGGCATGATTACAAATCCTATAAAGGCAATACGTGCTAAGTGTCTTGATTGTAACTACACTCCCAAAGAGGTTAGCCTCTGCCCTTGTACAGACTGCGCTCTATGGCCCTTTAGACATGGTAGAAATCCATACAGGGCGAAGCGTGTTATGTCAGTGGAACAGAAGAAAGAAGCACTAGAAAGATTGGCAAAGGCAAGGAGTAAAATTAAATGATTAAGGCAACACTAATGGATCACATGGGTAGTGATGTTACTGTGGTCAATGCTGCAAGGGTATCCTTTGGCAAGAAGTCCAGCAATACTTACACGACAGACAAGGATGAGAAACTAATCTGGTATCTGGCAGAGCACGAACACATGTCTCCCTTTGGGCATTGCTTTGCCAGCTTCCACGTCAAGGCTCCTGTATTTGTGGCACGACAGTTGGTGAAGCATAAG